TCTGTTGGGAAATCTGCCTTGTAAACCATTGAAAAAAATCTGGGTCTAATATCGGTTTTTCTAAACCAAATACCAATCTAAATCGAGGCCAATCTACCGTGGAGCTAGGCGAGTAATAAGCGGATGACAGATAGTTTTTACAAAGATCTAATTCGAGTGCTTGATCAGGAGTTAACTCTTGCTTCTGTATTTTTTCACCTTCTTCTGTTTTTCCGTCTAGTTGATTATCTATATCAATAATAATCAAGCCTGCTTGAATACATCCAGTCTTATCCTTAATGCGCTTGCCATCTACTAAATGCCACGCACAAAGACCTTCGCCTTCTTTTACTTGTTCTGATATAAAAGTAATGCTTTCGGTAACAGGAATCCAATTCTCATTGAATGACTTAAAATTACCACCTGCACTTATTTTCCCTGTTTTAGGGTTTACATATTTTTTAACTTCAGAATTTAACGAACAGACAAATTGCATGGGCTAGCTCCGTCTTACTATTTTGGCACGATGTCCCGTATTAGACCACGGTTAGACTCGAAAGCTCGGGTTAAACTTTCGAGTAAAATTTCTTTAAAACTTCCATCCACTGTTTCTTGTCTATATCTAATTCGTTAGCACCAAAAGTAAAAATTTGAACTGAATACTCGGGAACAGGAGTAGACACAATTATTCGAGTTTTGTCGATTTTAACTCCTAGACAATGCTCTGCAGCAATAGAGTATGCAGCTAGCTGTAACTTTGTCTTTTTTAATTTAAAAACACCACTAACTAAAGCCTTACGAGTTTTCTCGTCTAAGTCCATAGTGGGTTTTGGAAATCTATAACTATAAGGACCTGCGGAAGTTTTAAAGTCTGCGAGTATACATTCCCCGTTTTGATCTTTATAAATTATGTCGGGACAACCGGCATAACCATGGCCTGTAGTATTGTCGTAATAATGAATTCTGCCAATACCGTCGTCCCCCACATATTTTGACCACTGTGGCTGATTATATGGCTTTTCAGACCACAGCACCTTACTGTTTTCTAAAAGCTCATCTAATTTTTCTGGAAGATCTTGCCAAAAAGGAAGTAAATCCTGAGGCGGTTTGACAATTAGACCTCGGATATAGTTTTCGACTGCACCGTGTACCCACGAACCTCTTGCCGCCGCTGCATCTGCTACACCCGGATTTAATACATTCCAGTGAGCTAATTTCCGTTGAGTATCTTCCGTTTGTGTAGCGGATAAGACACTAGTTACTGAAGGTAGTGGTCTATGTACTCCATCACAAACGTAATGACGTAAACCATCAATTGTTAAACGAGTTTGGGACACAAGTTTGTGTCGAATTACCTAAACTCTAGCGTATCCTAATTAAAACGCATTAACAGGACACCTGTTCGCATTAAAATCCTGTGGATCATCACCTTCATCTTCGTCCTCTTCATCTTCCTCGTCTTCGTCTACACCATTAATAAAAAATTCTGATTTTTGATAATCAAATTCTTTAGACCGGGTATTTAAATCTTCGTTTAAACAGATACCCGCCATAAAACTTTCTACGACAATATCACCACACTCTTCTGCTGATCTGACGCTACCGTCTGGACCAACGCACTCTTGCAGAAGTTGGTTCGAAACGGTTAGCGCACAGAGCTTATCTAGTTTTTCGTTTAGCTTTGTCAGGTTGTCTACAACAGCCTTTTGAAAAAGCTCGAATTTTCTGCTACGTGATGTCATGTTGGAAGTTCCGGAAGGGCTCCGATGTTTTCCCAATTTACTGCGTAACTGATCATCGTGCCATCCATCCACTTGTCCGGTTTTTGGAAAACAAACCAACAAGCTGTTACAGAGTCTTTAGTCGAACCTACAGCTCGAAATTTTGGCCGTGGCGACAAAACAACCATGTTCGATAATTTATTCTTTAGAAGGAATGTTCTTCGTTTAAACACCGGTTCTAAGAAAGATAACCTATCTAAAAGAGCAATGCCATTAGTCGCTATTGACATTCCGTATTCCATTATGTATTCACTGTAGTCTTTTAAACCCATGGTTGAGCAGACGACCCAATCGTATTTTTTTTCTCGCATGGACACCCACCAGATAGGATCTAATAAGTTATTCGGGTCTTCATTTGTTGTGACTGTATATTTATGTTTTTGAAGTTGTGTGCTTAAAACGTGTTGCGGATCGTAAGGAACTAAGATGTTTCCCGATATAAACGTGTGCTTAATCAGCGTATGGGTCACCCCATCTGGAACTACATAAAAGTCGGTCATGAGGATCATGTGGAGATTCATAGTGTACTGACAGGAAGGTTGCCTGTCTACTGAAGAGTGGGTATAGTCGTCATATTCCATGTTTATTAAATGTTAAATCTTGAGTGGCTCGATACAGAACAGAATTTTTTACACCAGCGAGTTCTCATGGACGCTAGGAAGCTGAATAAAGAACAACTTATAGAGGTTTTTGAAATGGTACATAGACAGCATTTGTTACATAAACGTTTATTCTCGGCTTTGTCTTCTTGGTGTGTTCGCTCTGGCGTAATGCTTCCTCCGTTAACGGAACTTTTAACTCCACGTGAAGTTGACCATCCGTTAAAACGAAACTCTACTAAATGTTCTTCCAGCTCAAGCGATGAATAATTCTATATATTTGAGTTTTGCTCATACCGTATTTGATGCTCAATTCTTTTTGAGTCTTGCCTTCTCTATATAATCTTCTCATATCTCTAACATTGGTATCTGTCAATATTGCCCCTGGGTTACATGAACCTTGTCTGTTTCTGTTTTCTTTTTTATAAGGGTTTATTAATTTATGACCATCTTTTATTAACAGAATCTCTTCTGTTGAAAATTTCAAGCCGCACGTGGGACAAAAGCGACGCCTGGTTTTTCCGTTTTTTTTCTGACGGACCGTTAAAACGTTAGTGACAACGCTGTTGCAGTCTGGGTTTGGGCAAAACATTATAAAAATTAAAAATAAAAAGCGCCGGGAGTACCGACGCTCGATTGGCTTCACTTGTTTACTGTACTCTAAAAGTCAACTCCTAAAGCTTTGGCCTGTTCTTCTGTAAGCTCAACAGCTTTTTTTCGTTTCGGCTGCGGGGGTTCGGGTTTAACTACGATTACATCCTCTGCTGCTGGAGCAGCAACAGGAGCAAACATACGAGCCATTCCTGTTCCCTCTAAAGCTTGCGGCCTTGCAGCGGCAAACTGAGCTTTAATTTCAGAATGATCTGAGCCAAGGGGCAGCTCTACCAAGTCCGAACCAGGGATGTGAGATTTCAAGCAATGCACTACAGATTCAGTTCCCGTCGAATCGAGCCACGCGATAACGTCCTCGACCAATTTTTCTTCAAGCTCATTTTGAGCCGGACGGTCTTTAAACTCCAAGGCATTAAAATTAATCTTGGCACCGTCTGCTCCCGTTACAGGATCCCGTTCGTTAAAAGAACGAGTCACAAACTTACTAGACGTGATAACTGAAGCGCAGTTAATCCTGTTGTTGTACAGGGTTTGAAAATAAGAGATAAAATTCTTTTGACTGGACTTACCTGAGATCATCGCGGTAGTTACACAGCGTGGCGGCAAAAGCCGGTGCTTCGGAGTTACACCGATAAAAGCAATACGCATGAACTCTTCTTGGTTCCGCATTCCAAGATTTCCAAAATAAGGGGTAAACCCTAAAAGGATAAATTCAATTGGAATGCCGTTATCGTTTGCATCGATAATTGCAGAGTCAGAGTCTACATCAGATTTCCAACGGCGAGCTTGAAGGTCAATTCGTAGTGTGTGGGGAGGAACGTTGGCGAGAATTTCGTCTTCGGAAAATTTACCGGCAATAAAAACCATGATTAAATACCTGAATTAAAGGGAAAAATCGATTGAACCAATAGCCGCCGCAGCAATTTTACCTTTTTCAGGATCCACTGCTTTTTTAGGGGCGGACTTCGATGACTTGGGAAGATAAAGAATCTTATCCAAGGTGTAATTTAAGTAATTTTTATCATCTTTTTCGCTAGTAGAGACTTTACCGACCGCAATAGTCGGTGTGCCTGGTGCTAAATCTGA